ATATTATTTTCATAGTCGTTGAATATCTCACAGCCGATTCCGGTAGCGGTGAACTTGCCGACACCGCCAGCATTGCCGGTAGTGATTTTGTTGTTTATGATTTTCTGCGTATTTCCTGCCGTTGCCTTGTTCAGCACATTAAGCACCTTCAGCTTTTTGTCACCGCAGGCATAGCTTTGCGTGTGTTTGCCGTTTGCGTACTCGTCCGTGATCTCGGTTATGACCGTTTCGTACTCTACCCCGTCAATGCGGATGGATACCTTCTGCGCAAGCTCAGGTTCGGTTTCATCGTCCATAAACAGTGGTTCTATCTCAAAATCATCGGATATTACATATTCTTCCGCCGCTTTTAGTGCGTATCTGTCTATCTCGGCTACACTGTCGGTATCGACATCAAGCACAACCTCTTTACGCTTTACTCCGCTTGCGGTATCATCGGGACGCTTCACGCATTTTATCGTGACATCATCGCCACTACCGACTACGGCATATATAGCGTTCTTGTATGCTGATGTTCCGTCCTTGCGAGTATAGCTCTTGATGTTGTATCTGCTCTCGTCTATGATGATAGTCGGCTTGTCCTCGCTTGATTCCATATGCGGATTATAGTTATCGCCGTCCTCTGCATTATCATCTATAATCAGCCGCATATCGTAAAAATGCGTCTTGCAGTTTTTTAGCAGATTAAAAATTGCTGTGCTGACAGGCTCAAGTCGTGTCATGTAGCGGTCATCCTGTATGCCCGTAAGCGGCGGGTCTGCGTTGATCTGATTTACAGGCATCGTTATGCCAAACATACCGTATATCTGTCTGTCGCTGTCTGTAGCGTTTACGATATTGTAGTTGACGATATCCGAGATACACGAAAATGTCGTGCCGCTTGTGACATAATAGCCGTATGTTCCCTTGTCCTGTTCTTCTTTCGGGAAAAGCGTGACTCGAAGTGCAAACAGATACTTTAAATCATATCCGGTGACGGTTATCTTATCGTCCTTCTTCTCAATGTCTGTAACATAAAGAAACGTTCCTCTTACTATACGCTTTGTCGGATCGCTTGCTATATATGTCTGACCGAGCTTTTCCCCGACTATCAGCATACGGTCCGGCTGTATACATCCGGCTTCATCAGCATGTGTAGGTATTATCATCTCGAAACTGCCGATGTCGTATGCTCTGCGTGTATACTTGAAACTTTCAACATCAGATACGATACCGACGAGATTCTGCGAGAATTTTGGCTTCTTTACCGATAAAAAATCGTATACTCTAACTATCATCAGATACTCCTTACATAATCAAAACGCACCAGCTTTGCTTTTATCGTGCCTGCTGTTGCAATGTTCTTTACCGATAAATTGTTATTGCCAGGATAGATATACTGCGATGTTGACTTTATCAGGTCGATACCGGAACGTTGCGAATACGGTATATACACCTTGCCAAGCAGCCCCCAGTCGATGTTTATCACATCACTTGTGCTCAGATATTTTGTCAGCTGAAGCTCTCCTGTGGCGCTTTTGTATGTTCCCTGTGGCTCTTTGCCGTAGACGCTCATGCTGTTGTACGACACAGGCATTTCACGCCCCGAAAGCGTAATTATTGCCGAATGCGTATCGTTACCCGTCATGGCAGCTGTTGCCGTTATGCTGAGCATAGCCGGCACTTTATCCTCCGTCTGCGCTGTGAAATTTACCGACTGCGTTTTTCCCGCAGCTGCCGACAATTCCACATCTGCCGCTTTTACACGCCAGAACGGAACGTATGACAGTATCGATATTTTCGCTGTGCACAGCACACCTGCCTGCCGTTCTACCGCAGAAAGCTCACTGACAACGCCCTCAATCTGATATGTCTTGCCGGCGCTGTTCGTGTATTTCAGCGTACCTTCAACACCGGCGGGAAAGTACCGCAGGAGCTTTCTGCGAAGTTCGTACATTGTAGCCGGCTTTCCGTTGCGAGGAAGCAGAGCAATTTCTGCGGTGATAGTACGGACATTTGCTTTTGCGCCGTAAAATCCCGCACCGTCAAAGCCTACACGCTCGGAGCTGTCGTGCTTATATCCGAGAGCATTTCCCTCAAAGCTAAGCAGGTGGAGCGGTATGTATCCGTCTGCGTCGGATGATGTATTAACATCATCGATAGTCACCGCCGTGCCGAGAACGGTTGAAAATGTGATTTTCTCCATACTTTTCTCCTATCTGATTACAATATCGTCCATCAGTGCGTCCTTGACCGCCTTTGTTATCTGAGCCATTGTCAGAGCCGTACCGATAAGATTGACATTCGCTGTGTTATTCCGTGTGTTGTCGTTATTGACTATGCTTTCAACGGTTTTTGAGCCATCGGCCATAGCCGACATTATCTGCTGTACGGTTTTCAGGCTCTCATTGATTGCGCTGATCTGATTGTTGTAGCTTTTCTGCTCGCTTTCATACTTTGCGTTTGCGGCATTTTTGCGCTCCTGTGCATTTCTCTGCCATTCCTTTTCCGCCTTATCATCGTACAATCCCTGTAACTTTTTCTCCATCTGCTCACGGGAGAATTCGTCAAGCTGGCTGTATTTAAGCTGTGCTTTAACTTCGTTTATCTGCTTTTCAAGATCGTTGTCCTCATTCAGACGCTTGCGGGCTTCGATTTCATCGTCAATCGCTTTTATCGTAGCATCACGAAGCTCTTTCTTTGCTTCAAGTTCACGCTTTATGAGGGCGATTTTTTTATCTGCTTCGGTCTTATATGCCTCAGATGCCTTTTTGAATTCATTATCGGAACTGCTTGATGATGAAGAACTGCCCGAACCGCTGAAACTGCCTGCTTCCATATAGTTATCGAAGTTATCATACATTGCCTTCAGTGCATCACGCTTGAGCCTTAGATCCTTTTTTGCTTCCCATTCCTGCTGATCGTAGTATGAGTTAATATTTGGTGTGTCGGACGTGCCGATTGTTGCATCGTACTCTGCTATCTGTGAAGCAAGCTTTGCCTTTGCAAGCTCTTTGTACGCTTCTGTGTTCAGCTTTATTTTGCCTGTTTCGTTGTCAAGGCTGACACACTGCGTATACCCTGCGTCTATTAGCTTCAGCATAGTGTCATAGGATATATTGCCGTTCTTCCCCTGCTCTGCGTAGGCGGAAGCCAGCTCGTTAAGATTCTTAATGAGTGTTGATGTGCTGTCGGCAAGTTCTTCGGTGGTTTTTATGTTGTTGTTTTTGGTCTCGGTGTTTTCTTCGGTTTTCTTTGATGATTTTTTAATTGAATCAGTTAATTCATCAACAGAAATTTTGGCTTTTTCTATTTTCTGTGCTTCATCTTCATACTTAATCCATAAATTGTTGTAATTTTTATAGGCTTCCGTTGCTTCAAGATTTGCTTCTTTAAGCCTTGTTACAACATCTTTATAATAATCGGCTCGCTGACGAGCGGTTCCAGTTACTTGATCGTACAAATTAGCATCGCCAAAAAGCGGATAGGTTTTATATGCTCCTCTGCCCGTACCTTCGTGATCTTTATGTGTGGCAATTGTTATTTTGCTCACGGCACTCATATCCTCGTCAGAATCTACACTGTGAACATCATCATAGTTTCGATTTGCGTCAGAGGACGCTAATTCATCGTAATATGATTGTGCTTTTGCTAATGCTAACTCTTTTTCCTGCCTTGTTGCTTCTTGCAGTTTTTCGATATTATCCTCATATTTTCCGTTTACGAGATCAAGCTTTTCAGCTGTAGTGCTGTACGTATCATTCAGCTGTTTCTGTAATGACTGGAGTTCCTCTGTTTTCTCTGCCGCTGTGCCTGTGCTATTACTAATGATCTTATAACGTTCAAGTACATCGGATAGTTCATCTGCCTTGTCTTTCGCTCCGTTTGCCGAATCTTTCAATTCATCTATTGACTTTTTTGCATCATCCGATGCGGAAGTGAACGCAATTGTGTCAACCACTAATGTAGCTAACAACGAAGCCATAAACACATACGGATTAGCCGCACCGACAGCGTTAAATGTTGCCTGTGCCGCTCTTGCCGCCTTTGTAGCTTTCGTAAAGTGCTGTATTGACGCTACCGTCGCACTTATGACATTACCTATTCCTATAGCGACCTTAAACGTACCGAGAGCCACAGCTCCCGCAAGAATTACCTCTTTGAACTGGAAACCTACAGATATAGCCTGCTTCATAAAAGCAACAAGATTTTTAAGCAATACACCTAAATTCTGTGCCCACTCGTCAAGCGTTCCGTCCTGCTCCCATTCTGCCAGCTGGTCGCTGACATCTTGCAATACCGACTTTACTTCTCCGAAAGCGCCCTCGCCCATTTTACGCATAAATTCGGACAGATTATCCAGCAAGGTACTGAGCATACCATGCATAGTCTGTGACTGCTTTTCCATCATTCCCGCAAACTTTCCGTTGCCTGTTGTAAGCCCAGTTATAGCATTGTTCAGATCGTCTATGCCGACCTTGCCTGCGGAAACCATCTTGGAAAATTCTTCACCTGTCACGCCTATGCTTTCGGCAAGTGCTGTCTGAAGCGGTACACCTGCCTCCGTCATCTGCATAAGTTCTTCGCCTGTAACCTTGCCCTTTGCAAGCATCTGACCGTAGGCAAGCGTTATTCTGTCCATTTTTTCGGCATTACCGCGTGCGAGATCTCCGAGCTTTGTCATAGTATCGATAAGATTGCTTTCGTCCACGCCATAGCTCATCAGAAGCGAACCGCCGGAGATTACGTTTTCAAGCGTAAGCGGCGTTTTTGCGGCAAAGTCCCGCATTTTCTCTATCATTGCTGATGCTTTTGATGCAGAACCGAGCATAACTTCAAGCGAGGTTGTATACTGCTCCATTTCGTCATTCGAGCCTATCAGCAGTTCACAAAGCTTTTTACCGCCGTAAGCCGCAATAAAGCCGGTTATCAGCGTTTTCATCTTTTTCATCTCATCGGAAACACCGGAAACGCCTGCTTTTTGCTTCTTTAATTCGCTCGTGGTTTCTTTCAGTTCGGTTTTCAAGTCAATCTGCTCAGCTTTAAGTTGTGCGGCTCTGGTTCGAGCCTTGTCAATCTCCTTTTCAAGCTTCGACATCCGGGCTTTCTGTTCTTCTGTAGCTGTGCCGTTTTCTTTTTCGGCTGTTTTCAGCTGATCAAGCTCTTTTTCGTATTCCTTAGCTTTTTTGTTTGTGTCTGCAATGGCTTGCTTGTTGAGTTCAAGGGCTTTGTTAAGTTCGGTTATCTGTGCTTTTATTTCCTGTACGCCCTTAGAAAATTTCGTACTGTTCGCTCCGAAATTCGCAGTAAGGTCCTGTGCCATTATTTTTTACCTCCCTTTTCCCACAGTTCTTCTATTTCATCACGGAAGCGGTTTTCCGCAAGCTCCGTGATAGCTTTTTTCTTTGATATAAGTGCCGCTCTGATGTGCGAGTATGACTGCACAGCGCCTATTTTTCTGCCGAGCTTATCCCTGCCGCCTTTTTTACGGCTCTTTTTACCCGGTCTGCCAAACTCGATAATTACGCTTTCAGGATGCGCTTTAATTGTAGCTGTGTCATACCCGGCCTTAACCTTGTACAGCTTGCCTGTTTTTGTTATCTGCTTTGACAACAGACCGCTGAGCTTTGTCGGAGATCCGTCTTTATTCGACCTGCCCTGCAGCATTCGCCGTTCTTCGTCTATCAGTTCATCGCCGACTTCTTCAAGAATTTCGGGGATGATTTTGTTGTTCAGCTTGCTATCCATTTCGTTTACTACTTGAATGAGGTCTTTAAGGTCCATTCCGGATAAATCAAGAGTAAATAAATCATCGGACATTTTATCGCTCCTTTCAGAAATTTGGGTATAAAAAATCCACCCCTTTCGGAGTGGATGATTTATTCGGTTTTGGGTAATTTATCGCACATTTATAAGCATTCTACTTTATCATCGCCTTCGGACGATTTTGCGCTTGCCCAACATCTGCCTAATGTCAACGCATTATGTATAGTAGCCGCAAGGGTAACTCCTTTACGAGTGTAGCCCATCAAGTTCCAGCAAAAATCATAAGATTTGCTCTCTATGCTGTCAAAATAAACAAATTTGCACGAGTTATTCTCTTTGTATGCATCAACCGCACTGATTATGTTTTTCCCAAAAAGTTCAATCATAGTTTTGCGTGGAATAACATCATCGCCCGTCATATTGATGCTGTACTTATCAAACAATTCATCAATATCACAAGTGGTAAGTGCTTTTTTCTCACGATACTCAGGGAACGGATTTTTCGGCTTTAGCGGCACTATCTCAAAGCAACCGGGCAACGCTATATGCTCACCAAGCATTTTTATTATCTTAGTAAAACCGCTTTTAGTAACAATAAAAAGCTGCGCCGACATTTTGGGAACGCTCGGATTCTCTGTTTTAAATGCTCTGAGTTCACCGTCTTTTAAAAGAAAGTAGTCCTTGTCTTTTATCGTCTGATGTATACAGCTGTTTATCACATAACGTTCTTTATGCGTGAAATAACTCATATCCGCAGATGTCAGCACCGGCTCTCCCCTGTATGTCTTGTCGTAATAGTGATACTCTGCTGTTTCAAGCGTCAACTGCTCTGTGTCGGGCTGTTTAACATTTCCGTGTACAGCTTTCGGTACAACGTCCTCAAACACCCACTTTTCAAATGCCATAGCAGACGGCAGCTTGCTGTGGCAGATAAGACGGTAAACGTCAGCTTCGGGAATGAAACTGACCTCTAACTGCTTACTTGGGGACTGTGGGTGAGGTATGTCACGTTTCGTTACACACCGGCAATGGTCGATTATTGCCTTTCTTGAATTGGAATATCCAAGTGCTTTTGCAACGTCAGATGCACAGTACACAACTGAGCCTTTTTCTTCAACACATCTTACAGAACCGAACTCTGTACTCGTTTTAGTGACTACTTTGTTATTCATAACATATCCTTTCGTTTGACACTTCCCGAAAAATATGCTATAATATATCTGCAATCTCTTTCGGGAGAATTGTTTTAAATGCTCGCTCGTCGTTCCAAGAAGAAGCGGGCATTTTCCTATTTAAGACCTTTTCTGATAAGTTGCTTTAGCTGTGTTGCAATGGGTTTATTTTCGTCTATCGCCGATAAAATATCACCATCTGTCCTTTTATTTAGCTTAATCACAACTCTGCGCACATTTTCAGCTTCATACTTTTCCTGTGCGGCGTATTTTGATTTCTTGCCGTTTTCGCTTATTTTAATCACACCCTTTCTTGACAGAAAGGAGCAAGCCGTGATATAATAATATAAGCAAGGCGGCGGCAAGTCCGCCGAGCTTATAGGATTTTGTGGAAGTTCTGCTTTACTTAAGCAGAGCTTCTATTTTTTTAAGTGCTTCGTCTTTGTCTTTGCTGTCTTTGATTATCTGGATTATCGCTTTAATCACAAGTCTTACAGTATCGTTCATTTCGTCCATTTGTTTCTCCTTTCTCGGCTTGCCCCGTTATTAGTGGCTTTCTATTTCCACTGTCATTATTATATCATAGGGTAACCCTATTGTCAAGAGGTTTTTAAAATTTTTTTTGCATAAGAAAAGCACACCCTCTCAGATGTGCTTTTACTATTGTTTTATTGTGGTAGCTCACTGCTGCGGGCGGTTTTAAATAAAAGCAATTCAAGCGGATACGCTATTAGCAATTTTAACCACTGCTTCGGGTGTCTTCTTATTTGAATCGTACTTTTTCTTCAACGCTTCTTCCATTTCTCTGATTTCCTTTTCATCTTTTGTATCAAGACTTCCAAAATAATTCTTTTTCATAAGAACACCTCCTAAAAACTTTCAATACCGACTTTTGAAGAAACCTTCAAAAACTCTTTTACAATAGCTTTATCTACATCTTCGTTATAAGTTGTGTAGCAATTCCTTATATTGCTGATACATTCATACGCCTTTGAGAAATCATATTTTTCTGTTTTATAAAGTATATGTACATTTCCCGAATTTGATACAACCGAAATACCGCCTATGCTATCATGCATAATGAAAACGCCTAAGTCCGAATACGAAAAATCTTGTGTACTCGGATGATTATGTGCTAAAAACAGTTCTCTTTGTTTTGCGTGTGCGTGCATAGATACCGCATTTGGATTTTCAAACACATTTACTTTGTGCTCGCTACCTAATTTATCGGCAATTGCTCCAGTGTTTAAATCAAACAACATAGCGACTTCATCACTGTTATTTACAATTTGAGATTTACGAAGAAGTGCCTTATGATTTTCATAAATCAAGTTGTTCTGTTCTGCGCTTAAATAAGGAATATTGCTTTTGGGAATTTTCTCAATTGCAATATCTGTAACCAATATCTTATGGTCACGCTTTTTAGCTTGCTCCAACTCTCCCACTCCTTCTGCTTTTATTATACCACTTTTCCCGCCGTTGTCAACCCCGCTACCGCTTGTAAACCTACCCGTGTGCGGGTCGTGATTGTGGTTGTATCTTTCTTCCGTGTCACTGCTCATGTACTTGCTTATGTAATTATCATCGCTGAGCAGTTCGTATAATGCTTCAAGACACCTGCGTTGCATATCCGCAAGGAACGGGTCGTAAGTATGGCTGTTGCACAGCTGAAGCAGTTCTATATATCCGTCTATTGCTGTCATTGTATGCTTCTCCTTAATACTGCACAAACACGCCGCAATCACCGTTGAGTATCTCCTGCTGAAGCAGATACACCGCATTTATCAGCGATACCACCATATCGACCTTACCTGCAGAACGCTTTTTATTGACGTATTTATTTAAATTCGTGTCCTCTGTGCATCTTGCATTGCTGAAATTTATTTCAAGCAATTCGTTCTTTGCAAACACTATATTTCCCGTGAGTATCTGTTCCTTGAGCCACTTTGTCGGGGCGTGGAGTACGCTTGAATGCTGTCGTATCTCTACGCACTCTATCGGATCATCTGCGCTTTCAAGCTTCTGCACCGTTGACAGCGCATTCCAGCGGTCAAAGCCGAGTTGAGCAATAATAACACCGTACTTTTCTTTCAGCGTCAGTATGTAATTCTCGACAAAGCCGTAATCTATGATGTAATCGCCGCACGCAAAGCAATCACCGTTTGCAATATGCGTCTTGTAATTAACGTGCTCCTTTACCGATTTTTCCTCCACCTTTTCCGCTGGAACAAACGCTACTGATTTAACATATATCCTGCCCTCGTGATAGCATATCATAGCGAGCGCCGTATTATCCTCTGTCTGAGAGAGGTCGAGTCCGAGATAGACTATCTTACCCCGCCAGAACTCGTCAGGCAATTTCTCAGAGCAGTTTTGAACGGATATAAGGTCAACATAGCCTTCACTGCCTACGCCCTTGTACTGAATATTACAGTGCTTGCAGAGAAAGTTCTCACGTTTGTTTTCATACAACACGGCAAGTTGACGGTTGTCTTTCAGTTCCGAGAACAGATCTGCATTATCGACAGCTACAGGGTTCGACTGATACAGCACGCTGTCGTTCGTCTTCCAGTCGGGTACAAGCTCAATATCAGGCTCGTAAAGCAATGCAAAATATTTCTTGCCGGAGCTGTACACCCCGTCAAGCTGTTTCTTGGCTATGTCGATTTCGTCCTTTAATCCGTTATCATCATTCGGGTACTGTGTGGAAATAAGTATTCCGAGCTTGCTCTTAAGCGTAATCTGCGAGGAACGCATTGCTTCAACCGGATAGCCGTCCATAGCCCCGACTTCATCGGCAAGGAACAGATGCGCCAGCTTACCGTCCAGCTTATCCTTACTGTACGCAAGCGGAGTATACTCCGTATCACACATCAGACAGCGTATCTCAGACCGCATAACCTTGAAATGCTTTTCAAGCAGCGGAGAGGATTTTATAATTTTCTTGATAGCAACCTTAAGTTCGCTCGACAGCTTTAAATCAGGAGCTACAGAGAACAGACGGGAAAAGCGTGGCAGCGTCAGCATACCGATGATGAATATTACCGCCGCTGTGAACGTCTTGTAGTTCTTTCGGGCGATTTCGAGCAGTCCCGTGCTGTAATACAGCTTCCCGTCTGTTTTCGTGCAAAGCACCGCATAGATAAAAAGCAGGCTGTAATCTTCAAGTGATGAGTACATATCACGGCCTAAGTCCGGGTGCTGTATGGCTTTGAGCAATGCGGTTATCTTGTTCCATTCCTGAACATCTACATAACCGTCATCGACAGCTTTAAGCCATTCGGCGCACTGTTTTCTGACGTATCTTCCGACCTTACCGGAGCTGTCCTGCGATGCCCACACGGCGTATTTGTATGCACGGCTGTCTTTAATCGTCATACTGTACAAACCTCTCTGTTGGGGCTTTGTACCCCATAAATGTTGCGTAGTCGTTCCATCTGTCCGTTATTTCATACAGCGTGGAATATGTGAATTCTTCCTCCGTCCGTCCCATAATATCTATAAACAGACTGCGGAGCTTCTTGAAGTCGGGCTTTTCTTCTGTCGGCTTACTTCCCACTATCGGCGCAGGAAGTGCGGCGGTCGTAGCGGCAAGCACCTTGTCCTGCAGGTATTCCTGCGACAGTTCTTTTATCATATATGCCACTATCTCGGAACGCTTTACAGGGTCGGCTCCCAGTTCATCAAAGCAACATCTGAGCCCTGCTCTGATGTAGTCAAGCGGCAGAGGGAATGTCAGTTCAAACGGGCTGATGCCCTTTTCTTCCGCTTCTATAAACGCTTTTATGTCATATCGCAGATATAAAGTATCTGTGATGTAAATTTTCTTGTTTAAAAGTTCTGTGAACATCGCATTTTCTCCTATAATTCCTAAAAATGACTATTGACATTTTGGCTGTATAGTGCTATACTATTGATAGTAGATGTAATGTCTATGAAAAGAGGTGGTTCTCTGCTATTTGGGCGGGGGGTTACCTCTTTTGTTTATATCTAATGATTTGTACGTCACTGTCAGATTTCACAATCATTATATCTACATTTATATCTCTGTGCCATTTCATTCGCTTTTCAATAACGTTGAGCAACGTTTTTTTTCTTCAACACTAAACTTTCTGCAGTCAAGCATTACTCCTCCGGGGTTGTCGAATATTTGGTTAACACCTTTCCTTAATGCACTGTTAGCGGCTTTTTCATTTGAGATTGTTTTTAAATCCCACAGTTTATTGTTCCAGATATAATCAGGCATTTTAACGCCGTCTTCTTTTGATTCGCTTAACAAATGAATATCTCCGCCAAATTCATTATGTAACCACTGTGCGAAATCAATTTCTTCCTTATGTGTCCGAAGATTATACCCAACATCGTATGTCAGCGAGCCCTCTCCCGGAGTGGCTCTATTTTTATATTCCTCTGTAACATCAATATACTGCTTTCCGAATGTAAAACGACCTGTTACAGGGTCGTGGTTTTCATTATGCCTTAGCAGTATTCCTATCGCTTCAAGGCACCTCAGCTCCATATCGACAAGAAACGGGTCATAACTGTCGCTGTGGCATAATTCAAACAGTTCTATGTATCTTAATATCAGCTCCATTTTTCACCTGTAGATAATTTTCGGGGCGGGAAACCGCCCCGTCATATCTGTACTTTTTTTTACGCTTCAGCTACAATAACGCCTGATGCAGTCGCAAACCATGCGTCAATGCTCGCCTTGTCTGTAACGGGATCAAGTCCCTTTACGCAGTACATATCAACGCCTGTGTTGATAAGCGCCTTGTAGTTTGCCTGCAGTGCAAGGCTATTGAATGTTACGCCGTTCTCATCAGTCGTCTGTACGTTCTCGCCCTGCGAAGTGAACTTGCACTTGGGGAACTTATACAGGTTTATCTTGCCGTCTGATGTCATAGTGCTGTAGATGCACATTACATCGGGTACAACATCGTCCTTACCGCTTTCAAGTACGCCTGTTGACGTATTTACCTTTGCGCCGAAAAGTGCCACCTCATCGGCAGTGTTGGTGTTTACGATTGTTACGTCAAGCGTACCGCCTGCCTTAGCTACATAGCTGTCAACCTCAACGCCGCTTGCATACTGCGATGCGCTGTTCATCTTAGGTGTGTACTTTGTTGTGATAAGTATGTCCTTGATCTCGGTCACGTCACCGTATGCCAGCGTATCGGCGTTATCCGTTGTCAGCGGTGCATACGCAAAACGCTTTGTGCATACAGCAGACTTGCGATCTGTACCCTGTATTACTTTTGCCATAGTTATGTCCTTTCCTCATAGAGCGTAAACTCCATGACTAAAATTTTTCTGTTGGGATAAACATCAAACTGCGACAGATCGGTAGTGCCGGTAAATACACCGCCTGCATTCTCTATCGCCGTCTGCGTTTTGTCATACAGCTCAATGTCTGCCTGCGGCGAAAATACGCTCGCAGACAACGCATACTGCCGTATATTTGCCCTGCCGGAGCTGTAGAACGTATCTCTGTACGATAAATTGTACACTGCATACTTCTCCGGTTCTTCGCCGTCCTCAAATTCGGGCATATAGCTGTAAAAATGCTCAAATACCGCCGAGAGTGCCGAATCGATCTTTTCTGTTATCATTGTCAGCCTCCTCTCGCCAGTATCAGCTTTATATGCAGGTCGCTGTCGGCCGCTCCGGTTGTTTCAACGTGATACCGCTTGCCATCAATCTGTACGACAGACTGACCGCTGTATTCACGTCTCCACATATACACCGTAAGTTCCGACTTGTACCCTGCCGTTTCGGCGGCATATTTTGCCGTTACGCCAGGCTCGGAAACCTTTGCGTATACGGTCTTTACCGCCCTGTCTGCTTTGCCCTGCGAGCCATTTTTCTGCTCGGAGGATATGAGCGTGATTTTTCTGTTAAATGTCATTCTCGTTCACTCCGTTCAGCAGATTTACGCTGTGCAGGGCGAGTATCTGAGCGGTCACGGGGTTCTGTGATGCTCTGTCGGATGAGAAGTCACGAGAAGAATACATATCGTTTATAAGCACTAAGTAAGCCACCGTGATGTCTTCGTATTCGTCTATCTGAGTATCATCAAGCCCCGTATAGCCCTTGATATAGGATTTCGCCGCTCCGGCACAGATTTCAAGCATTCCGTCCTCGTCATCGCTGACACCGCAGAATGCTTTAATCTTTGCGCTTGTTACCTCGCTTAGCTTCACTTTTCTCCTCCTTGTCTACAGGCACTATGTACCCGCAGGAGAGCAGGTCGTTCAGCACAGGACCAGCAGGGAGCTCACGCTCCTCGCCCTTTGCCATACTGACGGTGCCCGAAAAGTTGGTCGTTGCCTTTACTGTCATAGGTTATTAGCCTCCTGCCTTCTTCATTTTAAGGGCGGCTATCTTCTGAGCGTTCTCGACCTTTGCGTCAATCTCCACCCAGGCAATAACGCCGACAGCGTGCTGTGTTGCGTACTTTTCGTTGAGTATCTGGATAGACACATCTTCGGAAGTCTTAACTGCAAGACCGCTCATATCGCCGTAGTAGATAGCTGTCTTTTCGGAAGCAATAGCCGATACGCTGTTGGTTGTGTATACGGGCTTGCCGAACAGTGTATAGCCCCACTTTGCTGTTGCGTCGGGATTGAGGATATATCTGCCCTCGTTGTCCTTGAGCTTTCTTATAGCGGTTCTTGTAGCCTTGTTCATGATCCAGCAGGCGTTATCCTGATATACGTCGGGGATCGTTTCCTGCAGGTCGATAAGCTCATCTGCCGTGATAGCTGTCGCCGATGCGGTCGTTACCACCTGTGTAACGCCTGCGGCAAGACCGTCTATCTTGCTTGCTGTGCCGTTGATAAGCTGGTTTTCGATCCACTTTGCTGCCGCAATCGAAACCTCGTTTATAACGTATGAAACGATGTCAAACTGCGAGTTGTTGATAAGGCTTCTTGAAACCTTTGAGAGCGCACCTGCAAGATAGCCCTTGAGTTCAATGCTGAGGAACTTACCCGATGTGCTTGCAAGGTCCGTAAACTCTGTGGCATACGCCATTGAGATAGCCTGCGTTCCTTCGTCGTAGTAGGGAATTGAGAGAGTACCTGCAAGCGTGTATCTCGTTGCCATCTGATAAATAGGGCAGATGTCGATAACCTTACGGATTATCTTGTTTGCGATAGTCGCAGGAATAACTGCGCCGTTATCGCCCTTTGTCAGATTGACATCTTCTCTTGTTTCGACTATCTGGCCTGTACGCAGATAGTTTTCGAAGGCTCTTGTCTCTGCCTGTTCCTTGTCGGTTGCTGTGCCGTCAGCCTTTGCGGAGTTCAGATTAAGAGCGTTCTGCTCCTCGATTGAGCGGATTGTCTTGTTCAGCGCTTCGACTTCCGCCTTCTTAGCGTCATAGTCTGTCTGCTCCTCTGTTGTCATCGCTCTTGTTTCTGCTGTAGCCTTATCGCAGAGTGACTTCATATCGGCGATAAGAGCATTTCTCTTTTCGATGAGTGCTTTTAAATTCATACTGTTTCCTTTCCGCCGGATTATTCCGACATAAGCTTTAAAATTTCTATTTCCTTGCTGTAATCGGGGATAAACTCCCGGATTTCACCTGTTACCTCGACCGTATCGTTTCCGGCACTGCGCTGTTCCGTCACGGTCGTTTCTTCGCCTCTCGTTTCTATCGACGTTGCGATGTAAGCAGGATTGCGGTTGAGGATTGATACCTCGTGCAGTGTCAATCCCGTAATCATTCTGCGCTGCACACCCTTGTCACACGGCTCAATGTGCGCCTGTGCTCCCGAAAAGCCGAAGCTCCACCCTGTCAGATGTCCTGCTCTCGCTTCTGCGATTACTTCTCTGTCGGTGATGTCGGCTTCTGCGTGAAGTCCTATGCTGTCCTCACGCAGTTTAAGCGTTCCGTCTGTAGTGTCAAGTACCTTACTGTGGTTGAATCTCAGTTCAACCTTCGGATGATCCTTAAGACTTTTCGCAAACGTACCGCTTACGATACGCTCAACAAACGGCGTTGTCATACCAGGTGCCATTGACGCAGGCAGCTGTTTACTGTCACGCTCGACAGCGTTTACATATCCGCTGATGTGCATAAGATCAGCGGAGCGGATTTCGATTTTCATTTTTATCACTCCTTTCTGTGTTGTGGATATAAAAAAGCACCCGTTAAGGTGCTTCATTCCGATATTTGATTAGTTGTCACTCAATAACAACCTTGTTTTCTACCTTCTTGTATGCGTCAAGATACCACTCTTTTTTATCGCCGTTATATGTAAGCTCATAATACATACCGTCGGGAAGAGTGCTTGAAAGCAAGTATTTCCAGTTCTGAAGAGTTTTACACTTCCACACTGTATAAACATCAAAATCAGGTTTTGCGACTGATTTGTCTAAATGTTCTTCTATGTAGTTTTTTGCAATTTTTATTGCTTTTTCATCCATGATTCTCCGTCCTTTCTGTTTTGTGCATAAAACACCACTAGAAATGCTTCATTAAAGATGTAAACATTCTATTCCATATTCAACACAGCAGTCGTGTTCTATTCGGTAGCCTCTTGCATCTTCCCACCCGGGACAGAACACCGCAACATCTGCTCCGGAAAGAAGCTCAAGCGATTTACCGAGAAACCACAGCGGCTTTGCATCAGTAGGGGCAGACTGAAAGAACGAATCAATTACTTCAACATCTTCCCCGTAAAGTTCTTTTGCTTTACTTATGGTTTTATGCCTTTCCTTAGTGATTTCCGTGTCTGTTTTGCCTCTCATAGGCTGTGAGATAAATACTTTCATTTTTATTTTCCTTTCTCCAATTGATTTTGGGTATAAAAATACCGCCCTTTTTAAGAGCGGTAAAATTATTAAGTTTGGTTCTGATTTGCACCGAACTTCACAAAAAACGGCTGTTTTTGCAAAGTTTGTGTTCAAGTCAAGTGCAATTGATTGCACACGGGTATAAGAAAACCGCCCTTAAAGAGCGGCTAAAAATAACAATTTCAAGTTTTTTCTTCGGCCCTTTTCGCCTTTAAATTTGGCGGAAGGTCATCAGGGGTTATAGATAAAAAATATTTAACAAAATCTTTTAATGTTGCTTCCGGACTATTTTTACCAAATGCAAGCATTTCTTTTTCTACCCCATACGGTTTAGGTGCTTCAAGCACACACAAAAAATCGCCATATGTATGATGATTTCTTCTTGTTTCTTCATCGCACGGGGAATCTACAATTTCGGGAATGCTTTCAGAAAAACGGTCTATAATATATTTCTGATATTCCGTCGTATATTTATCGTAATTAATTATTATTTTCTTCACTAATCTTCCTCCCAAGCCCTATAAATCGTGATGCCACCTTCTCCGTCGGATTCTACGAAATATCTAATTCCATTTTTGCTTACTAAATCTGTTTCACCTTTTTTTGAACCCGGATTCAAAGAATTAAACTCACTGCACACCTTGTTGTATTCTCTCTCGTCAAGTTGTATGCCTTTGTGATTTCTCTGCGGTGACGGTGCATATTTTGTTTTAGCCTGCGGCTTGTAAACCGTTGTTACCGTGCCGTCATCGTTGACCGTAACGGATTTGATCGCACCGCCGTCCTTCCTTGCAAACAGTCCTTTTTCATCGTGCTTATCGTTGTATCTCTTTTCTGCTATTATATCACCCTCACCACCGTTTTGCAAGCCCGCATCATCAATTTTAGCGTGGCTGTCGGTATTTGGCGTGTATATCTGCTTTGTTTTCGGATCATAAAGCACATCGTTAAGGCCGAGCTTGATAAAGTCAAGTCCGAGCGGTGCAAGATTTTCCTTGAAGCGTATTTCGTCAGGCTGTAAGAAATTCGCCGCAAGACCTATCTGATACGCCTGATAGCGTGTCAGAATATCCGCTTTCAGAAGCTCGGAAGTATCTATGATAAAATACTTACTATGCTTTTCTTTCTCAAGCAATAACGCCCTGTTAAGCGCCATTTCAAGCGCAGAAACAACAGGCAGTACGGCTGTCCTTATGCTGTTGATATACGTTCTGTCATCGGCTCTGCCCGACAGCACATAGGGAGATAAGCCAAACAGCATTGCTATCTGCTCGGCATTTGTCACCTTGTTCTGATTTAACTGCATCTCAACGGCGGTAGAACTGCTTTCCTTGAAGTCGAGCCCGTTCTGCAGTATCATCATACCGTCGCCGTTGTTGCTATAAAGCTTTCTCCATGCTTCACGTATAGCCTGCATCGCTGGCTCGTCTACTCTGTGCTCTGTGCGCAGAAAGCCCTTCTTGTTACCGCCTCTGCGGCTCATCGCCTTTTCAAGCTGTAACAGCATATAGCTTGATGTCAAGATCGTGGGATTCTCGGCAAGTATGCTTACTCCCTTTCCTCCGTCAACGCTGTTACGACTGAGAATGACGAAATCCCACGGATTGTACACTCTGCCGTCAACAAGCATACGGAGCGTCTTATAGATTGCGTCAGAATTTTTCTCCACACTTACAGCACTGTCACTGACATATCTGAGAGCCGATACCTCGTTTCCGCTCCGCTCTATGTGCATATATCCCGTTCCGTCAAGGAGCATATCACGGATAACCGCACGCTTTATTTCTGTCGGGTTCAGAGTATCGCCCGATTCTTCGTTCAGCAGATACAGGCGGTTATCCTCAGTGATTTCCGCCGCTGTCTGAACCTTGTCATTGCTGTTATACAGCCTTATCGGCAGACTTGCTATTGTGCCGGCTATAAAATTAACAGCCGCTGAAACCGCAGGGATCTCAAGCGCCTGTTCTCGTGTTATGTTGCTTATCTGCTTTAGTCCGAAAGCCACTTCAATATCCGTGCCTTCAGTGTCACGTCTGAATATCTTATCAAACAGCCCCATTATTCTCGCCTCCCTGTAATATCTTCATCAGAGCGTCATCTTCGGGCTTTTCCGCCTGCTTCGGTATTGCTCTGATAGCGGAAAGCACCGTCCAACCGTTTTCCTTTTCAATGTCGCTCATCATTTTTCGTTTCTGCATTATTATCTTATCAAGTTCGGCTATCTTTGCAAGAGCTCCGGACATCAGCTTTGTAAACTTCATCAGCTCATCGCCTGTCGCTTCTTCGTCCGGCAAATTGTTAAAAGCTATCTCAATCTTCGACAGCACTGCTCTTTGCGTTACCGCATCAGCTTTGACAGTGTTTACTTCGCTGTACAGCTCGCAATATCGGTTTATGCTTGCTCCGTACAGTGCGTCGTTTTTCTGTATCGTGCTGAGTAACTTTGTCAGCCGCAGGTACTCCTTGTGCGCTACCGGATCAGCCTTTACACAGTCACGCTCGAAGCACCTCTGCCCTGTGAGCATAGCCGCTTCAGCTTTCTCACGGGCTTCTTTTTCTTTCTTTGTCCTGTGTCCTGCACAGTTGTCTATCGTTTTTGCTCCTCTGGGCATATACTCACTCCTCTCAAAGTCATATCGGGAATATATCGTGTAAAGAGGTGGCGGTCAGATGTCAGACCGTGACCCCTCAAAAATCGCAAGGGTAGGGGGGTACACTATATATTGTGGTGTATAGTATCGTACCACTATATGTTGTGGTGTGAAAAATCGACGGTACAAGTCATAGTTGCCAGTTCATGCCTGCTGATACGCCCACGTTCCGCCGCCTCGTGATGATAGCGGCACAGCGTTATAAGGTTATCGTTATCAAGCCTGCGGTCATAATCGACCTTTAGCGGTACGATATGATGCACAGACAGGTCCGTGCTGTTGATAACGCCTGCCGACAGACACACCCTGCAGCAATGACCGTCACGCTCAAGTATTTCATCGGCTTTTCTGCGCCATATCTTGCGGTTACGAAACCTGTCGACTTCGCTGTCCCGTATCTTCTGTGTGTATTTTATCCCGGCTGTGCATTCTCCGGGCTTGTGGATCTTGCCACATCTTGAACATGCTTTTAACATAAATTTAAGATATAAGAAAAGCACCCTTTGCAGAGTGCTTGAAGTATTCGTCACCGTCCGCACGAAAGAATCAGAAGAGCGGACGGCTCGACTAAGAAAAAGGAGGTCCAATGGATACTCTTGTACGCATAATTGATAGAAAAGGTGACCTGGCGGCTTATTAGCCGCTCCTCGGTCACTACGCTTTCGCTTCTTTTCTATCGTAATCATATCACACTCTTTATGTGTATTTCAATGGTCAATTATTTTACTTACTTCCGAGAGTGCCCGCCCGTGTAATCTATACAACCATCTAAGTTCTATGTTCTGCATAACAGCTATCTGTTCCCAACGGTTACAGTTTATGTACCGTGCTATTAGTATCAGCTTTAATCGCTCGTCAGCCACTGCCGATATAGTATGCTCTATCTCAGCCTTGACACGGATAAGCTCGTCTATCTCTGCGTTTATCTCTTGCTCCAGTGTTGCAATTTTTGCAACAGCCATACCCACTTTGTCTGATACCCCGCTACTGTGTCCACCACCCGATGACGGCGATATGTTGGTAGCAAGCTCCCGAAGCTGTCGCTGCTGATCTATCTTTTGATTTATGCGTATGTTGATAAGGTGATAGCGTGATAGGTATTCTTTAGCGGTCATTGGGGTGCTCCTTTTCCAGCACTGCCTCATCGCAAAAATCTTTTGCAGGACAGGATTTGCAGCATTCTGCTATCGGCTCTTCACAGTAAAATCCGCATTCTTTCACCAATGCAATTCTGTCTTTCGGATCTGACCAGTCCATTTCTGTTTTTCCCTCAGCGTAATACTTGTCCATTTCAGGTGCTCGGCTGACTTCAATATCACAGAAATTTGCGCCTTCACAGCGACTTGTGCATAATGCGAGCGCTTTTGCTTTACCTCGTGTTTCGGCGTAAACAACTGCAGAAGCTGTTTCATATTTTTCATTTACAATCCAGGCTTTCATGTTTCCTCCTTAGGCGCTTCTGGAAGCGGCATCCAATGAGTAACCCGTGCACACCCTCTATGGATAAAATGATCGATAGACCAATATCCTTTATCGATGTTTCGTATTCCTTTTTGTGACACAGTGCATACTAACACCTCATCCTGATCCGGCGGAAGCTTGTCCTCACACTTTATCCACTTCGGTATTACTTGCCCACAAAACAAGCAGGTTTCGGTTGCGGGTCTGCGTTTACTACTCGTTACCTGCTTACTTATCGGCGGTTTAGGAAACGGCATCCAAGCAATGACAACTTCACGACCGTTAAATCTTCCATCTTTGCAAAACCCTTTTTTCTGCTTAAATTTTTCGGCCATTTCAATAGCATATAAGTCTTGCTCTACACTGATTCTGCCTGTTTTTGTGTCAAGGATGGCGATGTGATTCCACGACTGTTTTTCAGGAAGTCTATCTTCCACGCTTATCCATTCACTCATATTTTTCCTCCTTCAATTATTTCTTTCTTGATCATAGCAAGATATTTATCAACGATTCCTTCCCATTCCGCAGACGTCTTGTCGATTCCTGCTTCTTTTGCAAATTCATTAACTATCGGCTTTATGCAGTTCAGAAAAATATAAAACCGTACTACGCTTCCAAATTTTATATTTTCTTGTATCTGCGCATCTAAAGATCCTTTCGGAAGCGTTATCAGCATATTTACTTCGTTTTCGGTCAAAAACTGATCAATAATTTTACCAAGCGCTTCGATGTTCAGCTTATCAAACATTTCCATCTTCTACACCTCCATAATCCGTATACCTGCGATGTACGCAAGATCTATATTTCTGCTCTCTGCTATCTGTAACAGCTTCGCAATACCTGTATCCATATCAAGATACCCTCTTGCTTTGCTTACGCCTATACAGCCTGCATAATCATCAAATACCTGCATAGCCTCGTCTGTTGTATCAAACAGCTTCTTCAAACGGCCATTACCGAAACCGAATGCTTCGTTAGCGGCAATGGCAATGCAGATACGATATAATGCAAATAACTCCTGCATTTCGCCGTGCTTGATTGCGTCTTCAAGGCTTGCCTTGCTTGTAAGGCTGCTTCCTGCAATATGTGATTTTATTTTCTGAGTACCCCCATTCCGCACGAATACTTATCATCCGTGACTTCCGCCTTTCGTATACAATGCTGTGTTTTCGTGCTGTGATATTTACAATATCCGCACTTTACCTCGTTGTCAAGGTCGTAGCCGTCGCTGAATGTCTGCTTTTCCGCCGGGCTGTCAAGCTCGATAAGAAACATCAGATTGCAAGCACAATGCCATAAATGCGGCATACCGCTTTCGGTATCATTGATTTCTCCCTTACGGTACGCTTCAAAGTGTCGCATAGCCGCCGCTATATAACGCTGCTTCTCGACTTTCTTCCACGACTGTTCATCGGTATACTTCTTGACACCGTAAGTCCTTATTTTGCCTATTGCTTCAATAAGGCTTGGCTCTACCAAGTCAAGCCTTATCTTTTCTCCGTCAAACTTATTCTCGTCACCTATCATCCTTAAGTGCCTCTCTTCCGTCGTATATTTTAGCCATTCTCTTGCACAGCTCACAGCCGTGTTTGTTTACCTCGCATAACAACTCGCCTATTGCTTTGCCACGCTTAGCGTTGTTTCTGTACGCTTTTTCGTACAACTGGTACTTGTCAAACTGTTTTACGGCATTCTTACGTTCTTGCGTGCCTTGTTCCTTTGATATTTCGCCCTCACGGTATGCAGCATAAGTTAGGCGCATTGTCTTATATAACAAGCCTTCTGTAAGCGTTGCATTGTCCGGAAGCGGCGTATTGTGCCTTGCAAGCTCTATTACCTCATTTGCTGTCATCTATCAGTTTTAGCGCCTCCGCCGCCGATCTTGCTACCCCTGCGATAGCTCCGTAGCTTCTCATTGTTTTCAAAAACTGCTCCTGCTGAGGTCTTACTTTTCCTGTCGCCGTTTTTACTTCGATAAATACCGCTTTGCAATCGGATTTTCGGTAGCCGAACAGATCCGAAAATCCTTTAGGAAGTCCTGTTGACACCGTTCTTCCGTCTGCCGTACTGAACACTCCGACATTTGCACGGAAAATAACGCATTTTTCGCTTAGCGCAAGGCGTATGCTGTTCTGTATATCAATTTCTTTTATCTTAGCCACCCCCATTCTTTGGCTTTAACATACGCATAGCCGGGCTTATAACCTTTGATTTTTGCGTATGCGTATAGTTCCTGTATACTCCTGCACTGAGTAACGTCCTGATACTTACTTGTAATCATGATCAGCTTTGCTTCCTGCTGTTCTTTGATTTCACGCTCCGTCTTCTCGTAAACGTGTCCGCAGTTCGGGCAGACATCGGCAGGCTTATGAGTATAATAACATTCAGGACATTGCTTTATCTTAATTTCCGCTTGCGCTTGCTTCTTTGCCGGAGCTTTAGGTTCAAGCGTCCAGTGCCGCTGTGCGTCCGGTAGTCCGTGTCTGTGTACGTTTCCGACATGGTCTATGATGATAGCTGTCTTACCCGGCTGATACCGCATACAGCGCATAGACTGCTGTATATACAGAGTTAATGATTTTGTAGGTCTGAGAAGTATAGACACTGAGCAGTCTGGAACATCAAAGCCCTCAGATATAAGATCAACGTTACAGAGTATCTTAATCTTGCCTGTCCTGAAGTCTGATATTACCTGTGCGCGTTCTGCTTTCGGCGTACTGCCGTCAATATGCCGTGCCGGTATTCCTGCGTCGCAAAACTGCTGTGCCATTGCTGTACTGTGCCTTATCGTTGCACAGTAGCATACCGCTTTACCGCCGTCTGATAACTGCTTGTAAAACTTTATGACATCACCGTATATCTTAGGTTTATCCATCATCAGTTCAACATCTTCTGCCGAGTAATCACCACACCGTGATGTCAATCGTGAGCAATCCGCAAGAGCAGGAGCGTAATACCGATACGGTGCAAGTCTGTTATTATCTATAAGCCACTTAGCCGTAGGACCTTCTATCAGCTTATCGTTTATCTCTCCCAGTCCACCGCCGTTAAGTCGTACCGGTGTTGCCGTAAGTCCGACACAGTACGCTTTCGGGAACGCTTCGTACACCTTGCGATATGTACTCGCAACACAATGATGATTTTCATCGGTAATTATAAGCGTTGGTTTTTCTGCGTCCTGTAAGTGCCGTGATATAGTCTGTACCATATTCACGCTGCACAGCTTCATATTCACGCCGTAATCGCTGAACGTGTTATATATCTGCTCACATAGTTCCTGCCTGTGTACCATAAAAAGCACACGGTTACAGTTGTCCGTTGTACGTTTAGCTATCTCTGACGCTATCACCGACTTACCGCCGCCGCACGGAAGAACTATACACGGTCGTTTATATCCGTCACGCCATGAACGTGAGAGGTTATCTATCAGATCGTTTTGATAGTCATATAACTGCATCATAATATTGCGACCATTTTGTCGACTATAACCGTTCTTTTTGAGTATTTCTCTATAGTGTTATCAACACAAATTTTGAAGTTTTCAGCGTCAAGAAAATTATTGCGATAGACTTTAAGCAAATTTACAATTTTCTGCAAAAACTCACCTAAAACCTTATTTTCAAATGCAATAGTGTGACCTTTTTCATTAGTTGTAAATTTAGATGACTTTTCTGAAAGCACAATCACAAGTGCCGTCATATACATCTTAGCGTCAAAATCAGTATAAACGACCGTTTTACTGTCTTTTCCGCACAGCCAGTCAAGTGATACGCCGAGAACGTCAGAAAGCACCAGAGCTTTATCAAGAGAGGGAATTTTTGTGCCTTCGCTTCTTTCATAGCTACTGATAGTTGTCGCCGATACGCCGATTGCTTGCGCAAGCTCGGATTGCTTCATATTTTTATCCGCTCTTGCTTTCTTTAAACGCTCGGAAAATATTTTTTTATCGTAATCTTTCATTCTTTACCTTCTTTCCTTATTATGCGTTACACCTGTTACACCAATGTTACACCTAAGGTGTAACCGTGTGAATCCGCTCTACAACTGCGTTTGAGTGCTACGGTTACACCGTTACACCGAAAATTAAAACTTCCTATAGGATTTTTTTATACACGCAGAATTTAAAAATTATTAAATTACTATATAGCGGTATATCCGAAAAAGGTGTAACTTGTGTAACCGTGTCCGCAAAACCGCTCACAGAGCCGATTTAGCGGTTACATAGTGATGTAACTTTAGGTGTACCCGGTGTAACTTTACAGCTCTATATCATCGTATTTATCGTCATTTTCCGCCGGCAAGGTCATATGAATACAGCGTGTGCTTAATCCGTTGACCTTCTTGTTTACCGAGTTTTTGCCCGCTTTATCAAGCTCTATGAGGCGGTTGTCACGCAGGTAAGACAGTAATGCCTGTGAGTTGTACCCTTCTTCTTCACACACCTTGCGAAACACCGGCACCGCTATATACACCGATTGCTTGTCACCAGGAAGAACTCCCCACTGGTCGATAGGCTTGTCAGGATTATATACAAAGCGTGTCGAATTTAAAGCGACAAAACTGCATATATGCTCATACGCTCTCGGATTGACGCTTACGGAAGCCTTAGTCTTCAAAAATTCAGCTACTTCTTCCGTTTTCAGTGCCGTTTCTTCCACGCCAAGCATTTCGCACATCAGCGTGTCCGCTGTGAGTATCAGAGCGGCGCTCTGTGCCTGTTTCTGCATTATGTCGTAATCGGCTATCAGCTTTTTCTGATAGCTGTCAAACAGCTCCTCAGCGTGTTCGAAGCCGTCTTTTATCAGCTTCTGCACAAACATTTTGCCAAACGCTCCATAGTTTGCTTTTACCGTGTTTGCAACGTGTCTTGGGTCGTCAAAGAATTTCTCTTTGCACTCAATCTCGATAACACGGTTCACCGAACCGCCGCCGGAGCGTACCGTTGTGATCGGTCTTTCGCCTGTTGTAATTACTGCGTTCTTCCACTTTGGCACAGCGTCAAGTCCGCCGAGCTTATTTCCTCTGCTCCTGCCTGAGCCTTCTGTCAGCATATATATCAGATTATCGAGATCTCGCTTGTCGTTGATGATCTGTAATTCGTCAAGTATGTACGGCAGATTGTTGTAAAACGCCGCCGTCTTTTCCATGCCAACAGTAGTAGCATTAAACGTCATGATATAATCGCCTATTTCGGGGTTTCCCCATACGCTCGCCGCCGTCATTGCAAGAACCGTTTTGGCACATTCCGTCTCGCCCCACAAATGAACCCAAAAGCAGTTACAGCCGAGCGGTTTTACAAGCACGGAAGCAAGCGAGGAAGCAAAAACCATTCTTGCCGCAACAGACTTCAAGCGGATATTTGTGTAAATGATCTCATACCACTTTCTGATGTCTCCGACAGTTTTCACGCTGTCGTAATGCTTCTTGTATTCTGCTTCGCCGTCAAACACTATGCTGTCGATATATGGTGCAAAATCAAGCTGATCATCGCTTTGAGTTATCCAGCCCAAACGGGTAACGCACTCGGTCTCGGGGATAAGCTCGGGATTTAACTGCTCGATTTTTGCAAAATACTTTACAAGTGCTTTTGCACTCTCCGATGTTACCGCTATACCGCTGTCGGACAGGTCGACTATCTTGTTTGCCGATGATATTGTCTTGCGGTCAACTATCAGATAGCGGAACACTCTTCCGCCTCGTGAGTAAGCTATTTTTATTTTCTCTATGCCTGTATCTATATTGCAAAGACGCATTATAGGCATTATCGGATGTGCGCATACCGTTTCGCCGTCAAGCGATACACCGGTATAGTCGCAGATATAGTTGCCGCATATCAGCTGTATCGGCTGCATCGGAAAATTTGTAGCCGTAAACGTTTCTGAAAGGTTCTTTGCGTATTTTCGGCAATAGTTGCCGAGCAAAGTCATAAAGCTACGTATTTTCAGCTTCGCCGCCTGCTCGGTCACTCTCGCCTTTGCTCGTTCAAACTCAAACGGATCGTCGATAAAAGCACAGCAGTATTCATATGGCTCTGTGCCCGTTAAGAAATCTTCCTTAGTGTAATCGCTGACAGGCTTGTAATTTTTAAACTCTTCTGTCATACGCACCCCTGTCAGAACGGATAGTCGTTGTCATCGGGTAACGGAATATCGTTTGTCGGCGGAGCGGCAACAACACTGTTTGTAACGGGATAGCCGGGTGCAACCGCATTGTCAAGGTGCTTGTCTTCAGGCACTTCAAGCCCTTCAAGAACCGCTCCGACCGAATGAAAAGCCATGCACTTGACCGACCAGCCTGTTGTGCCGTCCTGTTTTTCATACTCCTCGTTACGAAAAAGTCCGCCTATCAACTTGTTCTTGAAGTTTGCGGCGTACTTGTCGCCCCATATGAGCTTAAAACTACTGCTGTTTGATTTTTCTACGCAGGTGTGGAATGTTTTTAAACCTCTGCTTGCAAGCCCTGTCTTAGTGTCAATGACAAGCTGATTTACAATGCAGCCCCACTTCTTGTTTGCTCTTGTATCGCTGTCATAACGTTTTTTGAAGAAGCCAGGCTGCTTGTCGGTCTTGTCGGTGTCAAGATATATCTTTATCATATCATCGCCGTTTCTTGATGTCGTTTCCTCGACTTTAAGTATTCTGAGAACGTGTCCGCCCGGAGCGAGCTTCTCGTACTCACCGAACTCCTGTACTTTGTTATATCCTTTTGGTTCAAGCATTTTCTTTATCCTCCGTATTGATATTAAAATATTCTCTGATGGTGTTATCGACCATCTTAAGATCGTTGTCTATAGCGGTTTCGGGGAACATATCTATAGGCGTTTTTTCAAGTGCTGTATCGTCCTCCTTATTCGTAAGGAAAACGTATCTGCCGTTATCGTAAACGCTTCTGAGCACTACCGTACACATTCCCTCTATGCAAACCTTTTCGTCAAGCAGTTTGCCGATAGTCTTAGGCTTCATGTTGCCGTTATCATCAAAGTCGGTGTGCATCATAACGTAAACTATCTTGTCGGGCGGGAGCGCTTTTATATGCTCAAGTAGCCCCCAGAACTGATCTGCAACGCTATTGTAAAAGCTGTATATCTGATTGCCTGCTCCCGTTGACGAATGCCCTCGCATAAACTGATTAGTCATCAGATAACCTGCGTCGTCTATCACTATTGATTTAGCTTTGCATTTATACAGCCCGTTGATTATTTTGCTGTAATCGTCGGTATTTAACGTCTTAGGCGGATTCCTGAACGGTAACGGTTTGCCGATAACGTTAAACACGGCGAAGTCCTGGCAGTGCCGGAGCGATGTGCTTTTTCCGCTGCCGCTCCGTCCTACAATTAAAACCGGTATGCCCATTACTTTATCTGCAGGCTGAGTGTATCCTCAAGATGTGCGCCTGCTACCTCCTTTCCGCTTTTTATTGCTTCTTTGATAGCCGTCTTATTCGGCTCAGGCTCTTTGTAACGCAAATACTCATCGGGCAGCTCGTCTATATCGTCTATCTGCACTTCTGCACTTTTGCGGAAGGACAACTTGACACGAGGCGTTTCAAGCGGCTGACCGCCCAAAGCGTCAGAGATCAACTTGCGCAGAGAATCTATCTTTTTCTCCGCCGCCTTTTGTCTGTCGGCAAAAGCCTGTTTTTCGGCTTTCAGTGCTATTACATCTGCCTTGAGATTTTTCACCCATAAGGCGATGTTCTCAATTTTCTTCTCACGCTCAAGCTGTATCTGCTCAAACGCTTCAAGGTCTGTTATCTCACCTGTTTCTTCATCGAAAAGCGAATACAGACGGTTATCGATGTCGTATAATGTGCTCATGCTATATCCTCCGTCATCTTCTCAAATAAAAGTTGTCTTTTTGTTACCTGTCCAGTCTTTAACGACACTCATTATTAAATGCTCCGTTTTCAGCAATACCCCCGAGCACCCGAAGCGCACACGGTATTGCAAGGCTGTTTCCGCACATTTTGTAGCGATTTCCATCGCAGTCAAGTTTGTTATACCATTTAACAAGCGAAGCTTTTGTTGGCGCTCTTGTTTTTTTTCCTCTTGCCGCTTTATCAAGCAAAAATATTTGCAAAAAAAACGAAAATTCTTCTTCGGTCATATCATCAATTTTAGGGAGCTTTGTCCAATCGTCGGGATAACCTTGTAATCGCTCGCACTCAAGCGGTGTAAGGCGGCGTACAATCCATTTGATGAATTTATAGACTACAGCCGACGGTCCTTTTGCTAATAGTGTCGAATTTATGCCGCTGTCATTTACGTCAGGAGCATACAGAGCGTTTTTACCCTGATTAAAAAACGAAGCGTAGTCACAAGCATATACAACGGCGTGTTGGTCAACGGTGTTAAGCGTGAAAGAAACGCCTTCATTTATTCCGCTGCCGTTCGGCGCGTTTTTATCAGCCCTTCCGATTGATTTTCCTTGTATGCATAATACGGGCGGTTTTGCCGTAGCCGCTAACGGGTGGCAAGGGTCGTTCGGCTTCGGGTTGTTTCCGTTCTGCGGCGATGTAATTTGTGTTTCATCGAAAACGACCGTTTTACCGACAATAACCGTCGGCGTGGCGTTCGTCCCGCTCGGTGTTGACATAAGCGTCGGCGACTTTTCTTCTTCAAAACCAATGCCGCCCGCTTTTGCGCCCGCTCCACCTTTGAAGCCCACCGCATATAGTACATCTGCTTGCTTTTTACAAGTGATAGTCGGGGATAGTTCTTCGCGCATTTCGACGCCGCCTGCCGTAACGCTGTTTTGACCGTTGAAGCCTTTTGCTTGCACCACAATCGCACAATAATCATTTATTCGTCCGTTATGGTCGCCTGTCATTGTAAGGACTCTTCCGTCACCGCCGTTTCCTCTTGCGTCGAAGCATTCACTACTGATATTAACGCTTCCTTCAGTTGTGGCGGCAGTTCTTTCCCGCGCCGTTCCGCGCGGCGCAAGATACCCGCGCACGCTGTCGCACTCAAATAATATTTTTTCGGCACGATCACTCCCAAAACTTCCGACAAGGTAGATGCGCTTTCTTCGCTGGGGCACTCCCCAATATTGAGCGTCAAGTTGTCGCCACGCGGCACAAATCGCCCCCCCTCGAACCACTCCTGCGGTCGCCCATTTTCCACTTGAAGGCATTGGAATATCGGTCTTTGTGATTTCTTCAAGCACGGTTCTAAAATCGCGCCCATTATTACTGCTGAACGCTCCGGGGACGTTTTCCCAAATAATGAAACTCGGATATTTTCCATTTGTCGCTGACCTCATTTCGTAAATTATTCGTATCGCTTCTTTGAATAACCCGCTTCGCTCGCCATCAAGCCCAACTTGTTTTCCCGCGACGCTTAGATCCTGGCACGGCGAGCCGAAAGTAATTACATCTACGGGCGGGATTTTCGCACCGTCTATATCTGTGATACTACCCAGGTGTTCTATATCAGGAAAGCGATTTTTAGTTACTGCAATGCAAGCAGGATCTATCTCCGAAGCCCATATTGGTTTAATTCCTACTATTGTTGCGGCAAAAGGAAAACCACCGATACCATCAAACAAGCTTCCAAGTGTCATTTCGTTATTTTTTTCTTCAATATCCATTGACTTTTTCCTTTGCCAGTGTTATACTGGTCTTGCATAAATATTTGTTTTGCTCCATTCGGGGAGCTCTTTTTTTATTCTCTACCGACAACCTCATAGACCACTTTGTGTATGTTTGTCATACTGTAGCACGTTTCGCTTTGCGTATGTCCTTTTCTATGGAAGTGTGTTTCTGTCGCATCGAAAAGGTGTGCATTACAGCTTTCAAAGACAAACTCGCACCAGTTGCCATAATCTCCGTACTCAGTGCGGAAAATGTCACCTGGTTTCATCTCTGCGGCAGTCTTGATAATCGGCTTGTCATATCTAATCATCGTCGTCTTCGTCCTCCTCGCCTTCACAGTCTGTTACATTGATATTGTTTACAACGCCGGCAAGCGCCTGAACAATTGCCATTACCTCTTTATAGGAAGTAACCGTTGTGCTAACTTTAAATTTCATTTTCGCCTCCGTTTCTTGTTTATCATCTGGTCTTTGATAAAATCACCGCACACGATATTCCGTTCAAGTATCTGCGCTGCTATTAGCCCCGATACAGCCGGCGACTTCGGGTACTGCTTGATATACATATCAAACAGCCGGCCTTTTGCTTCCTCAACGTTATCTGCCTGTATATCCATACCGTAGATGCTTTTCAGTGCCCTCAGACCGTCTTCCCAACTCTGACAGAGCTTGAATTTTCGTTCAAGAATCTCGGCAAGGAAGTTCCCCGTGCCGCAGGCAGGCTCAAGAAACGTTGTGTCAACACTTACCCACATCTCTGCGGGGACGAGATCACACATATCCTTGACGATGTGTGCCGGTGTAAAAACCTCGCCGAAATCACTTACACGCTGTTTGCTTTTGATAAGCTTCTCAGTCGTCATGCACAAACACCTCCGAATGACCTGCCATAAATGCGTCAAGCAGTTCATACTTTCCTGTTGACAAATCTTTGAGCGACCATTTTCCTTTGCGCATCTCAACGAAATAGTAGTAGATACTGCTTATCTCGTTTGGATCACCTTGAAATTCCAGCGTGTCGTACTCGTATATCTTCTTGCCGTTCTTGTCTTTAAAGCCTGTAAATCCGGGTGCAAGATTCGCACCGAGCCAGTCAAAAGCCTTTATTCCCGACTGTTTCCATTCTTCAAGGAGCTTGCAACATTCTTCTTCCGTGCTATTCATCAGCACATCGTAGTTAGTCATCATCTCTGCGATCCTTTCCGCTGAGCCGTAACATTGCCAGTGTGCCCTTATACCACTCTTTGAGGAGCAGCCCCATCAGGCACCACACAGCAACGGCTATCATCGCTACGGGCAACATCTCGCCGCCAGCAGCGAGGTATCCACGCTCTTGGAAAGCCGCATTCATAAACAGCATAGCTGTTATATTGCACACAAGAGCCGTTACAATTGCCTGTACTGCTCTTGCAAGTATGTACAGGATAACTTGTTTCTTCATCATGCTTGTCCCTCCATGTAATTTCTCAGTACCGATTTCTCAACGAACCAGTATTTTCCTACCTTCTTTGCACCGGGTATCTTGCCCAGTCTGCAGTACCTTGTGACTTCGGGTATCGTGATGCCCATAAGCCCTGCAAGGTACTCCTGCGACAGCATCACGGACAAGAAGTCCCAGTTGCGTACTTGCGTCTTAATGCTTGCCATTATGTACCTCTTTTTCCTTGCGTCTTACTACGCTGTCTTGTCCTTTGCCTTATCGCCGTATGCCATTGATATGGCAAGCAGCTGCGCCGCTGTTGCATTTATCAGTGCGGCGGCAAGCTTTTTCTCGTGTTCCGGGAGCTTCTCATAAAGCTCTGTTGCGATTTTTACATCATCATTTTTCGGCATATTTATACCTCCTTTACATTATTTTCTTGCTGTGGTATAATCACCTTGAAAGGAGGTGATTATAATGCTAGAAATCGTCTCAGGAATCCTCGGAATATTAGGTTTCCTTATTTCCGTTGTTAATCTGTACTTTTTCTTCCTTGCACGCAAAAAGAAATTGTCGATCTGCATTAAGCAATTTCGCGTGAACACGGATTACGCAGATATGCTTACTGTATACATAAGATTTGACAATCTTTCTGAAATGCCGATTTCTATTACGCAAATTCGATTGATTGTTGACGGCAAATATTATGATGTGTTTCCCTGCCCTATGATAGCGGTAGAGTGGAAATCATCTGACAACGGCAAAATTCTGCACGACTATGCCATCGCCACACACACTGATACAATCAATCTTAATCCGCTTGAAAGTGCTTACAAGTATCTTGCCTTTCAGATTCCTCGAGGTAGCGTGTCAGTTGACGAAAAATCTCTGACTTTTGAAATTTGCACCAATCGAGGTAAGAAAGTTCAAAAGTCATTCGCACTGTGTGCTGACACATTGTGCCGCTGAACTCATCAATCCTGTAAATGTTATTCACCTCACTTTCTGTTTTTCGAATACATTTTGCCCGTTTCTCAAAGATGCCTGTCGCACTGACTGCGTGTTCAGAGTTCGTGAAACATCAGCAGATGAAGAAACTATAACAGTTTGCCGACTGGTTTCTTCTGCCGCAGTAAATTCCGAACTATGCGACATAATCATCAAAGAGAAGAACTCAGAAAACGAGCGGTAAAATCCGCTAAGTAATCTTCTTCCGGCACCGTTGCTCTTTTGCGGAGTATCTTCGAGCAAAAACTCAAGATTTCTTCCGCTTCTGCAACGGTGCATTTGTTTTCAGCAAGAATATTTAGTATTACCGCCGATGTTTTAACACTTTTCTCTGTTACGGTCATGTTCTCACCTCGCTTTCTGTTGTTTTACATCTTAGTAACTTTACAAGTTACTTTGTTGGCAAAAAAAATTGAGCAAGGCTCAGATATTTGCAAAGCGTCTATTAACTTTTCCATATCATCGCTGCCAAATATGCCTTTTTTCATTTTTCTTGAAAATGTTCTTTCTGACATATCAATCAGTCTTGCCACATCAGCCTGCCTTAGCCCTTTTGCTACCCACATAGCTCTTAACTTATTTGTGTCTACCACGTTCTCACCTCCGTAACTTTTTAAGTTACTTTGATTATATCACGCATTTCGTAACTTGTCAAGACACTTTTAACACTTTTTTTAACTTTTTTGTCTTGACAAGTTACCGTATTAAGTATATAATATATACAAGGGGGGGGTGACAAAAATGACTATAGGCGAAAAAATAAAACTACTTCGTGAAGAAGCTAAATTATCGCAAGGAGAACTTGCCGAAAAAGCTAACACGACCAAGCAAAACATTTATAAATACGAGAAAGGAATTATTACTAACATTCCTTCTGATAGGATTGAGCTGATTGCTAATGCACTCAGCACTACTCCTGCTTACTTAATGGGTTGGAATGATGAAGATTCATCGGACGCTCTTGTTAATGATGACGAGGAACTCACTGAATATCTCGAAGAACTAAAAACCCGTCCGGAGCTTAGGATGATATTTTCACTTACCAAAAATGCCACTAAAAAAGATGTAGAAAAAGCTGCGAAAATAATTGAAGCATTGTTGTCTGAAGGTGATGATAATTGAGAATTGAGTGTGATATTGACGGCGTTTATATTTATACAGTAGATTTACCGTCTTCCGTCAACGGTGTAACTGTAGTAAAAAATGGTGATTACATTGTCTTTATAAATCAGAACAAGTGCCTTGCTAAACAAAAGTTAGCTTTAAAACATGAATTAAAACATATAAACAGAGGTCATTTGTATTCTGATATAAAATTTGTTGGAGATTGTGAAAATGAGGTGCAACAATGAATATACAGGAACTGAACGACTACACAATAGTAGACATTGAAACAACAGGCCTATCGCCGGACAAGGACGATATCATTGAAATCGGTGCTTTGCGTATTCGTGATAACATAGTCGTTGCTGAATTTTCTCAGCTCATAAAAGCGAGCAAGCCGTTGTCAAAAACTATTTCTCAGATTACCGGCATAACTGATGATATGTTAGCAGATGTAAAAGAGCTTGACGACACCCTATCTGATTTTTTGCAATTTATCAACAATGACACTGTTGTAGGACATAACATTGCATTTGACGCTAATTTTATCAGTAAAAAATGCGTTGCTTGTGGGCTTGATTTTAAAAATGATACATATGATACTTTAGCTGTGTGCAAGCAAGAATACCCCGATGTCAGCCACAAACTCGAAGATATGATAATACAGCTCGGGATAAAAGATAGCGGTGTGCATCACAGAGCTCTTGCAGACTGCTACTATACTCACAGCTTAATGACAGCATTAAAAAATCACTCCGTTCTTGTACTTGAAATAAAGCCGCCAAAACAAAGAGTGTTGAATCCTATCACAAAAGGGTTACAAACATTGCACGGCATATTGATAGGCATAACCTGCGATAACATTCTGACACAAGAAGAACTGTTAAGACTTGAAGAATGGATGAACAATAACGAACAGCTTGCAGGTAATTACCCATTCGACATTATAAATAACGCAATCTGGAAAGTAATCGAGGACGGAATAATAGAGCAATCTGAGCTCGATTATCTCCTCGAATTTTTCAAAGCACAAATCAATCCGCTTAATGCAGAAATAGGAGCCGTTGATATAGAGCTTATCAACAAGTCTATCTGTCTGACCGGTGATTTTGATTATGGGAGTAAGCAAGAAGTACAAGAAAGATTGTCTGAAATAGGTGCTACGGTAGTTAGTAGCGTTACAAGAAAGACCGACATTCTTCTTATAGGCGAAAAAGGTTCTGACAGCTGGGCTTGCGGAACTTATGGCACTAAGGCGAAGAAAGCAATTGAACTCAGAAGCAAAGGCTATCCGATTATGATACTAAAAGAAAAGGATGTGCAGTTATGATAGAGCAGGTAGCATTATTTGAAAATGAACCCGAAGATTTAGATTGTAAAACTACTTTAGAAAACATAATAGTCACAGTTTCAGCAAAATGGAAATGTTCGAACGGGCTTTTCAGCATACAGGAAAACAAAAGCAAAGACAAACTTACCGGGTATTCGATCTATTTTGAAAAATGCCTTTTCTTCAAAGTGAATACAAAATTCACAGTAATTTCTTGCAATAAAAGAGTTTATGATACGCTTGAAATATCTCCTGCAAGCACCAAGTTGCTGAAAAGTCCTCAGAATTTCATACAGTGTACATTCCACACACAAAACGAAGCTGTAAAAGCTGCTGAACTTATTACTGATGAGAATGTCAGAATATTTGAGCCAACAGAGCATTTTGGGTGTTGCGGATTATATTTGAAGTGTTCAGATGCTAAAAAGTGCTTGCACCCGGATATAATCCGTTCTAAATCCTGCTATTACAAAAAGAACTTAGAAAGCGGCAAGATATTCTACGGCAAGAACGCAAATATATGAATATTTCATGTCACTAAAGGCGGGTACATAGGAGGTCAGAATGGCACGGATAAAAAACAAAGCCCGTGATGACGGGCGTTTGCAGTCTAAGGTGTACATCGGCACCAAGAACGGCAAGAAACAGTATAAGTATGTGTACGCTACAAACGCAAAAGAGCTTGAGCAGAAAGTACAGGAACTGAAAACAAAGCTGAACAAAGGTCTTGACCTCACGGCCGACCGTGATACTTTCGGCTACTGGGGCGAGAAATGGCTGAAGCTGAAAAAGATAGAAGTATCGGCAGGAAGATATGTCACTTACTGTGCTCGGTACAAAAACCTTGAACCGCTGTACTCGATGAACATCTCGAAAATCAAAGCTACAGACATCCAGGACATTATAATTGACTGTGCCACAGAGCCGTCAGAGCGTACCGGAAAACCGTATGCAAAGAAAACGCTTATCGAGATACGCAACACGGCAAGTCAGATCATAAAGCTTGCGATACAAAATCGTGTACTTGACTATGACTGCGCCGAAGCAGTCAAGATACCAAAGTCGGCGGAATCGTCTACCCGCCGAGCTCTGACGGAAGAAGAGCAGTCCTGGATAACCGATACGCCCCACAGAGCTCAGACGGCCGCCATGATCATGATGTATGCCGGCTTGCGCAGAGGCGAACTACTTGCTCTGACGTGGCAGGACATCAATCTTGATGAGGGTACAATATCGGTCACAAAGTCTGTGGAACTGATAAAAGGCTTGCCGCACATAAAGCCGGGTGGTAAAACCGATGCGGCTACAAGGACCGTGTATATCCCTCGCAAACTGATCAGCTACCTGCAGAGCACACCGCATGATCCTCTCGGCCTGGTATGCCCGACAATAAAAGGCACACCGATGACTGATACAGCGTGGCGCAGGCTGTGGGAAAGCTATCTGACAGATCTCAATATCAAATACGGTGACTGGTCCGGCTGTATGCAGACTGGCGGTAAACGCCCGGCAAAGCACTCTCCGATGGAAAAGCCGTTTCTGATACCTCGTATCACTCCGCACTGGCTCAGGCATACTTTTATCACCATGCTATATATGGCGGGTGTGGACGTACTCACGGCAAAAGAGCAAGCCGGGCATGCTGATATATCGACTACTATGTCTATATATACGCACCTGGACGAGAAGTACAAGCGTAAGAGTATATCAAAGCTGGACGAGTACCTTGAGAGTATAAGTTAATAAGTGGGGGTGTCAAATGGGGGTGTCAGAAAATTTGTATTTTGCATAGTAAAGCCGTTTGCAAGCATTTTGTTTGTGCGTTCGGGACGCAGAGGTCGCAAGTTCAAATCTTGTCACCTCGACCATATTTCTTTCAAACCGCATTTTTATGCGGTTTGTTTGTTTATTACCGGTGTCTTCTCTGCCGTGCCGTTATCGTCCGTCTGCTTGTTTTCGGCGGGCTTCTCTTCGGGCTTGGGCTCGTCCTTCTGCTCCGCTGCGGGAGCGAGCTTCTTCTCCTCTTCGGGAGTTTTCTTTTCGGGTTCCATTGCTTTACCTCGCTTTCTTTGATTTTGGGTATAAAAATACCGCTCCAAAAGGGGCGGTAAAATTATTAAGTTTGGTTCACTTTTTTGATCTTTTATCCTCAAATTTAAACCCATTTCCACATTCTTTCAATTCGTGAGGTTTTATTATGCTGTGTACGATTTCTTCCGGGAAACCTTTAGGATAAGCTCCGCAAACCAATCTATACTTATCATCTTTTCGCACATTTTTACAATATACGCAATCGAAAACATATACCGGTACCATATCAACCACCTCCTGTAATTATTCTGTAAACGGTATCGACTGCTGTGGGCGGTTTAGCCTATAAACTTTTTCATATATTCTTTGTAATATTCAGCATATTCCTTGACAACACGCCGCTCTATCTCTTTTGGAGTGTTTTCTTTGAAATAAATTATATAGTCGTCGGTTTCGTGTATCGTCCCCGCCCCCACAGCTCTATTAAAGCCTTTAGGGAAAATCGCAAAATATCCTTTTGCATAAGAAAAGCGGTCATTAACTTCATACATCTAACTCAACTCCTTTATTAGCGATAATACGCTTTTTAGAAAAGTTCTATCCTTCCCTGTAAACTGAGGAAACTTGTCAAGCTCTGACAGCTTGGCTCTCCTTGCCCACCCGTCTTTGTCGATGTACTCAATCACGGGTGGGTCTGTTTTTTCTTCGGATACCTTACCGGTGTGGAATGTATCTTCTTTCACTCTGATTATAATCCGCATTGCTTACTCCTTTCAAAACAGGATATAACAAAACCGCTCACTGCTGTGGGCGGTCTTATGAGTTCATTTTTTCTTCCCAGTCTTTTCGACTTTCTTCGTCCCAGTCTTCATCAACAGTTTCTTGGGCTTTTTCCATATCATCTAAAACTTTTTCGATTAACTCGTCAGAAATTATTACTTTAGTCTTGCCTTTCATATTATCACCTCTAACACTATTTTATTATTGCGGATTTTTAAAATTCGATATTTCAAATTCTTGTCGAATAAAAACTCTCTCTGATTCTGGTATTTGCTCAATAATTCAATATACGCACCCTTGCTTCCTTTTTTAGCTATTATCACGATGTTGTAATCACCTTTAAGCGTTCTCGATGAAACAACCGATGTGCTGATAAATTGCTTGGGCTCATATATATCGCCAACCTTCATTTCTTCCACAGGATTGTGTTTGACAGATCGGTAACAGATAATGTCGTGCTTTAACTCAAACTTTGCTATCGCACCCGATATAACATCGGAATAATATTTCAAAGTGTCATCTTCGGGAATATCCCCACGAAGCATTGAATTAAGCCTTGCATAGAACTTATCGTCTTTGGGATCTCCGCTGTTCTTCGTGTACTTCTTGATTGCTCTGATTTCTTCGGGGGACAGACGGTTAATCCATTCATTTGAATCCTCACGCAGTACAGGAACAACAGTATCTGCCGACAACGGTTCGAAATCTGTTTCTTCTATTATATCACTTTCATCCGAATTGTCAACAGTATCGTCTGTAAAATTCTGTACGCTTTCTTCGCTGTCTGCCGTTGCTTCGACAGGCTGTTTTACAGTTTCCTGTACGTTTTCTGTCGTTTCGGCAGTTTCATCGGCTTCATCAGTCGTAGCCGCAGTCGGCGTATCGTCTGTTTCTTCGTTGCTCTGAACTGTCTTTAAAGGCTCAGGCTGTACAAAATTCATTGTGTTTTCGTTATTTTCCGGTTCAGAAACGTTATTATCTGGTTTAGAAACATAAGGCTCTTTATCTGTCGGAACAGGATTATTGCTTTCGGCATCGGTAGCTTTAACAGGCGCTTCTTCCGTTCTCGGTGCTTCCTGTTTCGGCTTACCCTCACCGCTGTAGATCTTCTCCCTTGAATAATCTCTGCGGAGAACGTCGTCATGCTCTTTGATAAACTCTCTGAGCTTGCCTTGTTCCTCTCGGAGCTTACGCTTATACTCCTTGACCTTCTTCTCGTCCTGCGTGCCCTCAATCTTGCGTTTGAGTGCTCTTATCTTACGCTCCATAGCCCGTTGCTTTTCTTCAAGTGCTCGCTGTTCCCGTATCTTCTCGGCAGGAATCGGCTGAGGTATCTTTGTAAGCCCCTCTATGTACTGCCCCATAGTATGACGGCAGTTAGGGTGGAACAGCCCGCCTCGTATTGCCACAGACAACAGCATAAACCACTTGTCGCAGTAGTTTGACTTGCCGAAGTCGCCACTTCTCTGCCGTGCCGTTATCGTCCGTCTGCTTGTTTTCGGCGGGCTTCTCTTCGGGCTAGGGCTCGTCCTTCTGCTCCGCTGCGGGAGCGAGCTTCTTCGCCTCTTCGGGAGTTTTCTTTTCGGTTTCCATTGCTTTACCTTGCTTTCTTTGATTTTTTGCATAAGAAAAGCACACCCTCTCAGATGTGCTTAATATACGCTTATAAAATTGTATCAGTTGTCTTAACTGTATTCTTATTCAAGTAATGCACCACATTTTCTGCGTCATACTTTTGCGTAGAGTCAACAGCTATTGCCACCGCTCGATTCTCATCACTACTTATATAATTGATAATAACTATGTATTCGTTTTTTACTTTAGGTCTTGATGCTATTATTGCTCCGGGAACGCCAAAAAACAAAGCGCCTGCAAAAGTTGCTCCGGCAGATGCTTTTTGTAGTTCTGCACGGGTTTTGACAACAGCGGATAAAACTTTACTTAATTCAAGTGTCGATTTATTCTTGTTAACCTCAAAAGTAATGCTGTTTTTGTACACCTTACAAATACAATCTGTTTCACCTTGCGGTAAGCCATACAAAGATACACCTTGAAGTTTGTATTTTGGTTTTATGCCAAAAGTTGCCAAACTTACGCCGTGAACTAAGAAGCACAATCCCACAACTAAAAATAAAACCATATATCCGAATTGTCCGAAGCAAAGCAAGACTACAGCGACTATAATCAAAGCTATGCCTATCCATTCATACAGCGACGCTTTCTTCATATTATATTCCCTCCGTGATACTATATTTTTCTTTATAATACCACGAAGGGTTATAAATGTCAAGTTATGCCGCAGCAGTTACGTCCTCAAGCTCTGTAAGAGGTGTGCTTCTGAGCGATTTACCTGCGTCCTTTACACCTTCGGGAGAATCAACGGCATTTGTCTTGTCAATCGTGTAGGAGAATGATCTCTTGCGTGACATTACCATCTCCTGCGTTTCGTCCTGAAGCTCCTCAGGTGTGCCGTAACGGTTTGCACCGCTTGTCCTGTAGTCGTTCATCTTTGCCGTACCCATAGAGTAGACCTTTACGGTCTGAGCACCGGTGAACTCATAGTCGTTATTTACCGCACTGTCTGAGAGTGCGCCTGCCTTGATAATTTCATCAACAGTGTTTGAATACTTGGTTGCGTAATTTACCATATATCTTTTCCTTTCTTATACGCCCAGTCCCTCAAGGAACGGGTCTTTCTTGCCTGTCGGGCTTCCTGCTTTCGGCGGATTGCCCTTCATTCTTTCGTTGACCGCACATTCAACGGCTTCAGCAAATGCCTTGCTGACCGTTTCAATGCTTGTCTTGCATTCATCCGCACCGGTATAGTCAAGCACAGCGGCAAGCCCTACAGGAAGTCCCTTATCCGCAAGCTGTACCTTAGCTTCCGCCATAAGCTCACGCCTTGTAACCTCCGCCTCACGCTTTGCAAGCTTTTCCTCAGTCTGCTTACGCTGATACTCGGCTTTCTGCTCTGCGTTCATTTTTTCGAGCTTCTTCGCCTCCGAGAGTTTCTCGTCTGCGTCCTTCTGCCACTTTGTTTTTGCTGTTTCCAGTGCCTTGCTTACACGCTTGTCAAACTCAGACTGCATATCCTTGTCCTTTAACATATCGTCAAAGGTTGGCTTCTGCGATGCGTTATCCTGAGCGTCACCGCCGTTATCGGCCGTCTGATTTCCGGGAACGTTTGCGCTTGCGCCACCGTCCCCCTCGCCCTCTGCGAAGTGCTGTAAGCCGATGAAAATTCTTCTGTTGTTCATGTTTCTGTCCTTTCTCCGCCCACTGCGTTCATTGCCCACAACGTTCGGAATAAATTGTTTTTGGGTATAAAAATACCGCTCCTTTCGGGGCGGTAAAATTATTAAGTTTTGTGCAATCAATTGCACACGGGTATAAGAAAACCGCTCACTGCTGTGGGCGGTTCATCAATGACAAAACGGAGTATCTCCGATTTCTCTTTTGTCTATCTCTATAAGTTTATGACGAATACTTTCTTTTTCTTCTTCAGTTAAAGTTTTGTCATTATGAAGTTTATTCATAAGATTCGCTTCTTCCTCGGTTAAATGCCTCATCATACCTATCATCTCCTTAATTCTTTTAATATGCTTTCTGATATATCTTTCAGATTCTTTGACGAAAAACATTCTGCGATAATCTCAGAGTAGTTGTGACAATCATATCCTAATTGAGCATATTCGCTTATTTCTTTACTGAACGTATCTCCCAAATTATTGCTATGAAGAAAGTCATAGATTTTTCCATCTATACTTATCTTAGCTTTATTATACTCCATATTTTCTGAAATTGCAAGGGATTTCACGCAGTCCTCATAATATTTATGCCCAAGTTCATGCAAAATCGGAGCCAATTCTGTATTATTAGCAAAATACCCCGCTTTTTCATTTACAAAGTCTAAAATCTTACCGGATGTGTTATATTTGCTGTTCAGATACAATATGCCTGTTTCTTTATCGTACCCGCCTATTGCCTGAACATTTAAACCGCACTTATCAAAATCTACGACAGCAACTTTGGGCATTACATAGCCTTCCGGTAACATTTTCTTAACGGCTTTTAAATTCTTTTCTGCAAGCCTTACAGCTTTATTCCTGCGATTAGCGTTATCTGTTACCATATCAAATTGGCTATTGGTGACTTTTTTCACTTCAATATTTTTGATTCCATCGGACGTGCTAAAGGAAATAGGCGTACTATCAGAATAATCAGGTCTGAATGATTTTGACATATAATCAACACCATTCCCCGCAAACCTCATTGGTTTACCCGCACTTCCTGCAACGTACCGCCACTTGCCGTCCTCGCCCTGCTGTAAGTTCCGCTCCCACTCGTCAAAATCCACATCCTCCCCGATTTCGTCCCCCAACTCCGCAAGCTCCCTGTCCAGATCCTCCTCATCAGGAAGAACAGGCAATGTTGTAGAACGGCAGAACGGGTGCATAGGCGGAAGATTTACACCTGCCTGCGCGCTGTTACGCTTGTGCCACCGTCCCCCTCGCCCTCTGCAAAGTGCTGTAAGCCGATGAAAATTCTTCTGTTGTTCATGTTTCTGTCCTTTCTCCGCCCACTGCGTTCATTGCCCACAACGTTCGGAATAAATTGTTTTTGGGTATAAAAATACCGCTCCAAAAGGGGCGGTAAAATTATTAAGTTTAATTCTGATTTGTGCCGAACTTCACAAAAAACGGCTGTTTTTGTGAAGTTGGTGTTCAAGTCAAGTGCAATCAATTGCACACGGGTATAAGAAAACCGCTCTTAAAGAGCGGTCGTCATATTCAATTTACAGTCAGCTGACTGCCGATAAGCATTTGCGCCGCCTGCGAAATAAACGGCAGTGTGATAGCTCCTGCATTTTTCAGCATCGCCTTTACCTTTCTCCACACCTCAGGCTCACGGATATTGTCAAGATACTCATGCCCGCTGTATGTGATACTGCTTACAGCGCCGTCTATAAAATGTCCCGCCGCAAATTGAAGAGCGACATTTATATATCCAGCTTCTTTCAGCTTCTCTATCGTATAAAGAAATTCGTTATCTTCATACTTCGGGAACTGTCAAATATCGTTTCAACAGTCAGCGGATTTAAATTAAGCTCCTCGTCAATCGTCTTGCTTTTCTCAACGGTAAGCAGTACACTGCGAGCGCAATCATAATTCAGCTTCATTCTTCGTCCTCGTCATCTTCCCATTCAGAAGCGCATGGAGGTAAGCCGGGAGGAGCGATACTGTCAAAGTAAGACAGCAATTCTTCCACAGTTGCGTCTTCGTGATTCTTCACATATTCCAGCATTAAAGGCTCTACCTCATACTGCTCAGGTGCATTAAAAAGAAACAAATAATCAGCCTTATCTGTACTTGGAATATTGAACTTTGCTTTAACGTATTTCTGAAACTCGGTATACTCTTCAATTGCTTTAGCCATAAACACACCTATATTTTAACCTTTCCGTGAATAGTTAGGCTTCCATACATAAGTTCTTTTGCCGATCTGTCATCTCGTCCGTGAAAATCTTTATACTTAGATTCAATATCGGCGTATTGTGACTGATATTCTTTTTTTAACTTTTCTAATTCTTCATAACAACCTTCAGGGTAGTTCTTAGCGTTTTTATGCAATTCCGAATTTTTCACAGGCTCTTTTAATTCTTCCATGTTGTTCATCTCCTAACGGCATGAATAACGGATTGTGAAACAGAATATCATCAACTTCAAGCCTTGCTTTTGAATAAAATTGCGGTGACAGTCGCATCGGACATGGCAGAAAATTTCAATCCACGCCCTCGCAAAGAGGGCGACTGATTCAGTCAAGGAAAGACTTGTTAAAGCCCTTATTTCAATCCACGCCCTCGTAAAGAGGGCGACTAAAGTGTGTTAGGTACAACCGACACATAATCGATTTCAATCCACGCCCTCGCAAAGAGGGCGACGTTTCGAACGAGAATTTTGCGTTTATCCCGGCAGCATTTCAATCCACGCCCTCGCAAAGAGGGCGACTAGCTTATTGGGTACATATCACTGCACGGGGATAACTAATCTTTATTTAATTTTCATATCTCTCAGAGCGATATACTCCTCATCGACCTTATCGGTATAGCGGCTGTCAGCACCTGCGAGGAAAGCCGTTATATGCTTACAGCATTGACTGTAGAACTCATCTTCATAATGGACGATATGTGCACCGCCAAGTGCAAAACGGTCATCGGCATAAAACCTTTTAGAAATATCAATTACACAGCAATCGGTAAGACGTGCGAATTCTTCTTCAAATCCGTTTATAAATGCTTTTTTGGTTTTGAATGTGTTGTCGCTGTCAGGTAACATTTCTAACGTATTGTCAAGCGAAATATAACGGTCTTTAAGGTCGGCTTTAATTAAAATGATGTTTTTTCCATAGCGCTCAGTGACAAATTTGCAGAAGTTTTCAAGCGCTCTTTCGAGATATTCACGGCTTCTTTCGTTAAATAAATAGGTACTTTCGCATTTATCGGAAATCGACTTGTAAAAAGCGGTGCGAAGTATGAAATCATCCACCTCGAAAAGCGAATCGCCATACTTACGCATATTGCAGATAAGGTCGTACATATCAACAATCAGCCATTCAGCGTTACTGTCAGATAGAATGCGTTTTCCTTCGTGCAAAAACGCCTCTTTGACAGTGCGCCTTCGCCACTTACTGCCGCAGAATTTATCAGCCGACAAATCGTTGTCAAACGGTATTTCAGGCTCGTCCGCAAGCAAAAACGGCTGCTTGAAAATGTACTTATCGACATAGATACCTGAGGAATTACGGTTAACAGATTCACGGGAAATACAGCTGCCCCAGATGTCAACCAATACAGGTTTATGAAGTGCTTCGTAGTCTTCAAGCAATTTGCGGTCGTTTCTGATAAGGAAAATATGTTCACAGTTATCGGGAACAGTATATTTGTAAACCCCAGAAAGTTTACGGGATAATTGTTTTTTCATAAGGAAGTTCTCATCGAAAACAATCCTTATATCATCGTAACTGCAATCGCCAAGGTCGCCGTCAATACACTCAGCGGCTTTTATTGCCGAGATAAACCTTTCTGCACCGGCTTTAGCAGAAAGCAGGATTTTTGCATCATCATAGGTACGAATTTCATTTTCACGCAGATATACAAAATACTCGAAATTCTCAGCGACAAACTGTTTTGACGTAAGCTCTGCCATTCTGTCCGATACATAATTTCTGTCAAGCAGTTCAGGTTGATAGGCTCTTGCCGTCATATTATCATAATATTTTATGACACGCATAAGCTGCAGCCTTATTTCCGGTGCAGAAAAATATGTATCCTTACAGATACGTTTTACCGCTGAGTTCAGCTTGATTCTTACATCATCGTAGAAAAGCGGCTCAAAGGACATCATATTGTCACTTTTTGACGCCATAAAATAATTGCCGGAAACATCAATAACCACCGGCTGTAAAAGCGAAATCAGATAATCCTCATACTGTCTCAACCGCTTATTCAGCGCATTTCTGTTTTTACCGTTTCTTAGCTGATTTTCTTTTACGCAGATATTACTGAATTTTAAACGCACTAATATGATTTTATCCTTATCATATTTTGACAAGACAATTTTCGCATATTCTTTAAGTGCAGATTTTACTTCTTTTTCGTCAAAAGGCGGAGATATTTTTTCAAACCTGTCTTTATTGGAATTGTAAAAATCGGAAGAAATAAAACTGCCCGATGCCGTATAGAAGCTGTCGCCGTACTTGTAGCACGAAACAGCCGCCGCTGTATAAAGGTCTATTACGATATAATCGCTGTCTGAGCCGTCTAAAAACGATTTGAAATTTTTATTGATATCAATTTTATTTCTTTGGCTGCCGGCTTTTCCCGAAAGTTTGCTTTTTTTGCTTACAATCGATAACGGCGACAGAATAAGAGCGGTATCATCATAAGAAAAACCGCTGTCACGGAATATATTTCTCAGCACAGCTGAGCCTTGCAGCAAGAATTTAGGATATTTTCGTATAACGCCCTCATTGCCGAGTATATCTCTTATGCGATCTTCGGAAATCTGTTCTGTATGCGTCAGCAACCCGTCAAGAACGCTTACCGTATATCCGTCGGAGGTGTCCTTGCAAAGAGTCGGAATGCACGATATATCGGACTTTACTCCGCTTTCGGTCCTTTTGAGAATCAGATTTACAATTACGCTCTCACGGTTTTCACGAAGCTCTTTCATAGATGACAAAAGATTGCCCAGAGAATAGAAGCACGCCACCTCTCTGCCGGCGGATGTGTGTATTTTACCGACCCTCTGCATAACGTGCGGATGAGAACCGATAATAAGATCCACGCCGCACTGTGCCATATATTCAGCTGTCTTTATCTGAGAATTGCGGACAGTAACGGAATTCATAACACCCCAGTGCTGATATGCGATTATATATTCTGCGCCTTCATTCTTAAGCGTTTCAACAAGCTGTCTGAAGTGTTCAGGCTCATATTTCCCGATAATTTCGGATGGTATATTTTTCTCAAGCCCGTTTGATATTGAATTTACTGCGATAAATCCTACTTTTATGCCGTTTATATCGGCAATATGAGTTTCATCGTCAAGCGTACCGATATTTGCCATACCGCTGTTTCTGATACGTTGTACGGTAGCGCTAAGTCCTTCAAGCCCTGTATCACAGTTATGATTATTTGCGGTTACCAGTGCATTGAATCCGCAGTTTTTCACTGCGTCTATGAAGGTGGACGGAGAATTGCAATTGGGACTTCCGCTGTCAGTGCGTATCTTTTCATATTCAAACGGCGCTCCGTCAAAGCAGGTGGTTTCGAGCACCGCTACAGAATAATCGGCTGAGCTGACCGTATCTTTAAGCGTTCCGAATGCGTCTGTAAAATCAAGCGAACGCAAAGCGGCTTTCCGCTGATGCTCAAGCGAACACATTATATCGCCGCAGAGCATGATCCTTGCCGTAGCCGGATAACGTGACATATCCCTGCCGACAACTATCTTAACAGTAAAAGTCTGACCGTCATCAGCTGTCAGTTTTATCTCAGCCGTACCGTCCGAAACGGCAGTAACCTGTCCGCCCTTTGTTACGGTCGCCACATCGCTGTCATCGCATTCAAAAGTAACGGCAGGCACTTTATTTCTGCATTCCCATACTATCTGCGACGTTTCGCCCTTGTTCATCGTAATTACATTCTGAGCTTTAAGGTGATGGCACATCGGCGTAAATTCTGCCGACTGTGACAGTTCGCCGTATACCTCTTTCCCGTCACGATAGCTGAACGCTTTTACCCGTACAACATACTTTTTGCCGTTGCGAAACCCAAGTATCAGCTTTGAATTATTCTGTGCATAGCGTGTTTTTATGCACTTTTCCGGTTCATCTGCATTATAGAACTGCAATATATAGCCGTCTGCGCCCTCTACCGTCTGCCAGTCGGATCGCACCGATCCGTCATAAGCGGTAGCGAACAGGTTTTGCGGAGCTTTCAGCAT